CAGGACACATCGTTGTCATGGGTTATGTTGAGTATTCACATGCTATTCATGGAAAGATATATGTGAAGATCATGAATGGTTGGGAGCTTGATGAACTTCATAATGTGTATATCAGTTCTCCTGCAGATAATCAAGTATTGCAATATGAGTCAGCAACATCACTATGGAAGAATAAAACACTTGCAACAGGCTTAACAGTAGGTACTACTACTATAACAGGTGGTACAGTAGGCCGTATACTCTTTGAGGGTACAGGCAATGTATTGCAGGAGAGTGCTAACTTCTTTTGGAATAATACAAACAATAGATTGGGTATTGGTAACGCTTCGCCTTCAAGAACCTTAGATGTAACAGGTGATTTAAATGTTTCAAGTGTTTGTGTTTTACGCGGGCTTACAGTAAGTGAGGCGGGTAATGTACACACATTAACAGCGCAAGGAGTAAGCACAAGCATACGTTTAATTTCTAATAGTCAAACATTAACACTTGTACCAACAGGCAACGTCTTAATAGGCACAACAACAGACGCAGGTTACAAGCTCGATGTTAATGGAACGGTTAGATTATCTACAATATACTTTAATGGAGTTGCTGCAACAGGAAATATTAGTGCAACTAGTTCTTCTCTTGAGTTTAACACTCCAACATCGTTTGGAGTATTTAATTTTAACTGTGGTGGGGGTGGTCGTAGAGTAAGTATTAATGGGACAGCTTCAGATACTGTAGGTAATGATTTGTTAAGTATACCTTTTGTAGTACAAAATACCACAGGAACGGGTAGAAACTTCTCAATGCTGAATATAAACCCTACAATAAATAACACAGCTGCATACACGGGTACAGTTAGAGGTTTCTATTATAATCCTACAATTACAAGTTTAACTGGAACTATACATAGAGCTATTGAAACTACTACAGGTGACGTACTTTTTGGAGCTTCAGGAACAGGGTTCTTTTGGGATAATACTAATAGTAGGTTGGGTGTTGGAACGGCTACGCCTGCAAGCACGTTAGATGTAACTGGAACAGCAAGAGTTAGTAGTTCATTAACTGCATTATCATCTGCTACTATTGGAGGTACTACTTTACTTGGAACAGCAATCTTTCAAGTGAATGGAACTAATAAATTAGTAAACTACAACTCTTCATATTTAAGCGGTAGCTTTTATACTTATCAGGCTTTTGGAGGGTGGGATGCTTACGGAGCTGATTCAGCCGCAGGAACTATTTTAGCAATAGGTGGTTATCGTGCTTCACAATGGGTGGGAATAACATTCCATTCAGATGGCTCCGAAAGAATGCGCATTGCAACAGGCGGTAACGTCCTAATTGGAACCACTACAGATGCAGGTTTCAAACTTAATGTTAATGGAACGGCAAGATTTGCTCAAACAACAACAGTTAGTGCTGATTTAAGATGCAACGTAATAGGTCCAATTCAAAATCAAAATCTAACAATTCAAGCAACTTGGGCGGATAGTACACAAGTTTTAATTCAAACGATTACAAATAAAGCTCAGGTCTTAATTGTTAGACCTGAAACGAATTTAACATTTGCATCAGGAACACATGATACTCAAAGAATAACACACACCTTTGCACCAACAAGTGGAACAGGAGTGGCAAATGCTTTGACGCTTCAACAAACTATCAATCAAACAGGTGGCGCAAATGGAATAACAAGAGGACTTTACATCAATCCAACGCTAACGGCAGCGGCAGACTTTAGAGCAATTGAAACAAGTAATGGTAAAGTAATTTTTGGAGGTACAGGAAACGTCCTCATCGGCACAACAACAGACGCAGGCTTTAAGCTCGATGTGAATGGAACGGCGAGGGTGAGTGGGAACTTGACAATTAATTCAGCTATAGTAGGAGCTGATATTTTCACGTACACTCAAGGAATTGGGGCTTTTTACCGAACTGGTTCTGGAGCAGAAGGTTTAGAAATAGGAAGAAATTCAGGAACCACAATGCGATTATTTAGTGGCACTGCAAATTTAAGAGTTTTTAATAGCGCAGGTGTTGGTATTAACACAACAACATTAAACTCTTCGTCTGTTTTTCAAATAGACAGCACTACAAAAGGCTTTTTACCTCCACGAATGACAACAACTGAAAAGAACGCTATTGCTTCGCCTGCTGCGGGCTTAGTAGTTTACGATACAACAACAAACAAATTGTGCTGTTATAATGGTAGCACTTGGAACGATTTATTCTAATAAACAAACAATATAAACAATGGCTAAAATTCAACCAATCACTTTCCCTCTAAACGCAGGGGTAGCAACAGAAATGAGTGTACTCATCCTAAACTTTCCAACCGATGCAACAACTTGCACAACCTATTATGAACTAAAGACAGAGGGTACAGAGACAGAACCTTCAAAGGTTCTTTCAAATGGTAACTATACGCTAACTCCTGAACAATTCCTTCTATGGGGAGAGGACAACAGTTGGGTAGAGCAATGTGTTGCTGATGCAATAGGAGTTGTGGTCGTAAGTTTTTAATCATACATTTGTACAAACAGAAATATTATGATTACACTTAACGAAACACAAGTTAAAGAGCTTGAAGCTTTTATCCAGGAGATGCCTACCAAATTTGGATTGCCTCTACTAGAATTCTTTAGTAAATTAGCTAAAGAGCAAAAATCTAATGAAGAAAAACTACCAGAATGAGAAAATATTCTTACGTAGAATTAGAAAACAAGTTCAAAGAACTTGGATACGAGTGGCCAGCCTTCCATATAATTGGAACGAGATCGGCAGCTAACGAAAAAAACAAGTTTGATGATTACTTCTATTTGATTAAAGGTCCAATAATGTACGTATTTTCAGGAACTACTAATCCTGGGACTCACTGGCTAAAGAATTTGCTAAATCCTAAGGGAACTGCAGTCCTCAAGCCAGGACAATATATAGATGCTTATCAATTAGGCTTGCATCAAGGTAAATATGAAGCATTAGTGCAACGTAAACCTGTAACTGTATACCGTGATGGTGACAAAGATGATACTGCAGAAGAACAGGGTAAAGAAGATACCGGTTTATTTGGTATTAACATTCACCGTGCTAACCCATCGGCTATTTCTAAACTTATAGACAAATGGTCAGCAGGTTGCCAAGTGTTAGATGATCCCGAACAGTTCAAAACATTGCTTAGTTCTTGTAAGACATCGGGTAAAAAAGCATTTACTTATACATTACTAAGAGAATTCTAATGCTAAAATGGATAAAATCAATGTTCTCTGCTGAAGGAGATGTAAGCTACAAAAGAGTTGGGTCATTCCTAGCTCTTTTGACGTGCTTAGTCATTGCATATGTGTCAACATTTACAATTTACATCTGTCCAGAGTTTATCTATGATGGATTATTGATTTTATCAGGAGCAGGAATGGGATTTACAGCCGTAGAAAACGTATCAAAAGTATTCGGAAAACCAAAACAAGATGGGCAATCAGAACAATAAAGTAATTTCCTTACAAGGAGTACTATTTGTAGTAGGAGCAATACTAGTTGCATTAATTATAGGATTAATTTCCCAGCTACAAGCTAGTAAAGAAGAAAAAGCCAAGGCAGATGCTAAACTAAAAGTGATAGCAGACTTGTACGAGCTCAAAATTGACTCAATAAAGACAATGCACACTATAGATAGCCTAGCTTTCAACGATAGTATCAACAAATACAAGATACTAGCAAATGCAAACCTAATCATTAACATAAAAAAAGACAGAGATGAAGTCATTGGTCGTATTTCTAGTGCTGATAACAATGAACGTGATCAGCTATGGGCAACTTACTCCCCAAAGAATTAATTACAACGGCCAGGCCGGAGTATTCTTTACAACTAAGCAAGAAGAAACTTTGCTAAAAGCAATGGTAGACTTAGATGCTTGTAAGAAAAGTGAATTCCTGCTAAATCAAAATGTTAAATCCTATGAAATAAGATTAGCAGATAAAGACTTGGCAATCAAGACGTTAACTGACTCATATGTTAAATGTCAGGATTCGAATAAAATAAACCTTGAAAAGATTGGTACACTACAGCTAGATGTCGACAACTTAAATCTTGAACTTGATAATACAAAAGGAGAACTTACTACTTATAAAATTTCAACAGGAGCATTTGTGTTAACTACTGCTGTATTCCTTACTACTACTGTAATTGCACTAGTTAAATAAAAAGTTTGCTTATATAAGACTATTTGTTATACATTTGCACAAAGCAAATCAAAACAAATGGAAAAATTAAATTTCGAACCAACACGTGACTGGTTGGTAGTCCCAAAGCCGGACAAAAAAGTTACAGATGCAGGTATCATCTTATCAGATCGTTCAGCATCACAATTACGTTCTAACGTACTTCCAGTATTAGCTGCAGGTCCAGATTGCAAATGCAAAGTTGGGGATGTAGTTTACATTCATCCGTCTAGTGATGGAGTAATCGTTGAGTTGAATGACTCAGAGTACGTTATGATTAATGAATCAATGGCCGTTCTTGGGATAGTAAAATGACAGGAACAGTTACAATGACCATAGAAGACTATGAGACATTGAAACTAGGTGCCCAAGCCTCAAAAATAGAAAGAACAGGATTACTAAAAGCTGCAAAAGAGCTTGAGGTATTCCTGACTTTCTTGATTACAAGAGAAAACATTGACGAGCATTTAGACGAATTCAACTCATACTCCACAACATGCAAAGTTCGTATTGTTGATGGTCGAGCTAAGATTGAGCTTTTAGATAACGGAAAACAAATAGAAGAAGATGAGGAAGATTAACATCAAAACAAACAACACTCTTAAATTCCTCCAAGTGTTTAATGGAATTCTAGAACTAACAGACACAGAGCTGAGAGTTCTGGCCAACCTAATTGACTTGAGTGAAACTGTAAACCTATGCTCTCCTGCCAACAAAAAGAAAGTAGCAGATGCAATGGAAATCAAAGATCACAATACGTTAAACAATTACGTTAAACGATTGAAGGATAAGAAAGCTATCGTACAGACAGCAAACGGATATGCCTTGGCTCCACTACTTAAGAAAGAGCCAGTGCAAATCAACATACTTCCACAATGATTACACTAAACTCAAACAAAGTAATTACATACTTTTACATGGAGGGTATGTGTTTATCAGTTGTGCAGGATGGAAAAGGTAACGTAGTATTATTGCAATTAACAGAAGTTCCAAATGAGTAAATTACCATCAAGACTTAAAATGCTGGCTAACTTTACAGTAGCAGTAATCAAGCATGCAGCTTCAGGAATGAAACCTGTAACTGAAGCACAATTCTTAGAGAGAATGGATGCATGCAACACATGCCCAAACTTAGTCTTAGACGAAAAGAAAGACGGACGTTGCAGTCTGTGTGGATGTTGGGTAGAATCTAAAGGTGCATGGCAAAGCCAGAACTGTCCAGATAAACCATCTAGATGGCCAAGAATTAAGATTGGAGAGAACGGAAAACCTTTAAAATTAAAGAATGAAAGAAAAGACGATAATACAGAAGCTGGCAACTAAGTACAATCTTCCTCTTACAAAAGTTGAAGATATGGTATACCACCAATTCAAGTATGCTGCTAAGATTATCAAGCTTGGAGATTTTGAAACAATTAGGCTCCCATATTTTGGGAAATTTCATGCAAAGAAGTCTAGAATTGCCCACATAAACGAACTAAAAAGAAGGAAGAATGAAAGACTTGCTAACGGTAAATAATAACATGGTCATACCATCAGTGTATGCCCTGACAATCCCTGAATTCGAAAAGCTTACAGTTAAAGAACTAAGCTTTATCTACTTCTTTGTGGACCACAGATCTAGTTATGCAGCATATGACGATGAAGAACGTCAAGAAGTTTTAATGAAAGACTTAGGGGTGAAGATAACCCCTAAATTAACGGCCGGAGTAGACAAGTACAGAGACTTATCTGACACTCATGCTACTAAACTTCTTAAATCTGCACGTTTGTCTGTAAACAAACTAGAGAAATACTTTAAAACAATTGACCTTACAGCTCTAGACGACAATGGCAAGCTTTTGTATCAAGCAAAGGATCTTCTATCAAACCTGTCAAAGGTTGGAGAGGTAATCGAAGGCCTAGATAGACTAGAAGAATTGATCCAAAAGCAGCAAGCCAAGGATAGTCCAAACAGAGCAGGAGTAAAAACTAATAAGTACAGTGAGTAAGCTTAAAGACACACATTTATTTGCCCCAGCTGCATCTCATTACATTGAGTACGGCTTTTATACCGATGCTCTCCCTGGTACAAAACAGTACTATGAGTATTGGGATGAAGAGCAACATAGATGCATGCATGGGTACGAAGTTAATGGGGTAAAAATTTCTGGGTTTCATTACTTTTACCTAAATTATTGTCCAATAGATAGGATTATAGATGAAGAACAACCTGATGGTGAAATTATCTCACGACGTGATAGAAGCTTCCCAGCATTTTATGACGGTGACTTCGAATACTTTAACTCAGTTGACAAGGCCCGTAGGGAAAACAAACATCTCGTGGTTCTCAAAGCTCGTCGAAAAGGATTCTCCTACAAAGCTGCAGCTATGCTTTGCCGTAACTACTTCCATATTAGGAATTCTAAGAATTTTGTATTTGCTTCTGACAAGCAATACTTAACTGGGGACGGAATGTTGTCTAAAGCTTGGGACATTGTCTCATTCATAGATGACAATACAGCTTGGACTCAACCTCGACTTATCGACAGAGAAATGCACAAGCAATCTGGATACAAAAAGAATGTAAACGGAGCCGATGTAACTCTAGGGTTTAAATCACAGATTATCGGTGTCAGTCTTAAAGATGATCCAGATAAAATCCGTGGTAAAGCAGGTGAACTGATCTTCTTTGAAGAAGCAGGATCTTTTGCAGGACTCTTAAAAGCTTGGGAGGTAGCAATGCCTACAATGAGACAGGGTTCTAAAACTCTTGGGACAATGATTGCATTTGGAACAGGTGGAGAAGAAGGTCCAGGCTTTGAAGGTATGGAAGAATTGTTCTACCACCCTGAAGCTTATGACTGCCTTGGATTTGAAAACGATTGGGATGCTGGGGCTATGGGAACTACCTGCGGTTATTTTGTCCCCATCTACAAAAACTTAGATGGATTTATTGACGAGAATGGCAATAGCTTAGTCGACGAAGCAATTGCTTACGAAGAAGCTCAAAGGGAAAAGAAAAAGAAAGGTAATGACCCAAAAGCTTTTGACCAGTACATTGCCGAGATGCCGTTTACTCCACAAGAAGCTACACTTCAAGTTACAGCAAATACTTTTGACGTATCATCTTTAAAAGAACAGTACAATAGAGTAATTGCCAACGATCTTCAGAAGATTGGAGTAGCAGGTGAGATGTATTACGATAGTAAAGGTAAAGTTAGCTTCAGGCCTGACTTCAACCTTAAACCTATTGTTAAATTCCCACATAGAAAAGACGACAACTTAACCGGGGCCATAGTTATCTACGAACCTCCATTTAAAACAGAAGTAGAAGATATTACCCCAAAGAACTTATACATAATTTGCCATGACCCATATGCACAAGGAAAGTCAGCATCAGCTACATCTCTCGGTGCAGCATATGTTATCAAAGTACCGAATAACATTTCTAAGCCTGATGATATCATTGTGGCTTCGTATGTCGGAAGGCCTCAGACCCAAGATGACTACAATAGAAATCTATTTATGCTGGCTGAATACTACAATGCAAAGATTGGATTTGAGAATGACCGAGGAGAAGTTATTGCCTATGCAAAACGATTTAGAAAAATGCATATGCTACAGGAAGAGTTCGAAATGCTGGATAAAAGAGATCTTAGAAGTAAGACGGTAAAACGACAGTACGGTATGCACATGACCGAACAACGTAAAGCTCAAGGTGAATTGTACATTCGTGACTGGTTAGTTAGTGGTAGAGGGGTAAACGAAGATGGGGACGTAACTCTAAATATGCACAAAATTTATGACCCAGCACTTTTACTAGAATTAATCAAATTTAATAGGCAGGGCAACTTTGACCGTGCCATGGCATTCATGATTGGGATGTATCACACACGAGAGTTATACAATAAGGAACTTAAGTTTGATGACCATGACAACTCAAAAAATGACTGGTTTGACAAAAACTACGGTTAATACTTAAGTGAGATATAATAAATAATCAACTAAAAATCATTATCTTTATACCCGTAAGTAAAACGACACTAATTTTGTATTAATGTACGGACAAGCCCATATCCCAAAACAACGAATTCCATTGTCTCAAAAAAATGAGGCTTGGCAGAAATCATGTGTAGATGCATTTATCAATCTTTCTAAGTTTGGTATTAGTGAACGTCGTACATATCTTAAATCTCTTTATGATTATTACAATGGTGTAATTGACGAAGAGGATTACAACTACGTACTTAAACCTTACGGAAAGACTAGAAAGAATTTCCCGTCAAAGCTACGTAACTATCCTATCATCAAGCCAGTTATCGATCTTCTATTAGGAGAAAAATCTAAACGTCCATTAGAGTTCACTGTTACAGTGCAAAACTCTGATTCGATTAGCATCAAAGAAGAGACACTTAAACAATTAATGCTTACAAACATTAAAGCAAAGTTCTTAAGTGAGTTAGCTAAGCAAGGGCAATTACCTGAAGGAATGGAAGCTGAAGAGCCGCCACTTCCAAAGCAGATACAAGAAGAATTTAATAGAAGTTATGTGGACTCTAGAGCAATCAGAGGGCAAGCTGCTCTAAACTACATTATGTACTTCACAGAGTTTTACGACAAATTACAAAAGCAATTCTTCCACTTCTTAGTAACTGGGGAATGCTACTCACACAAAGGGGTACGTCGTAACGAACCTTTCTACGAAGTTATCAATCCATTAGATGTCGACTTTGATAAAGATCCAGACATTGACTTCGTAGAAGATGGTGACTGGGCTATTCTTAGAAAGTATGCACATGCTTCTACAATCATAGATAATCTCGGAGACTTTTTAACTGATGATCAAATTCTTCAATTAGAAACTCCAACACATACAGCAGCACAAGCTTACTTACTTTACCGTGCAGAAGCAGCTGGAGCTGATGATAACATTTACCGTAACCGACTTGTAGAAGTTGTAACGGTATATTGGAAATCAAGAAAGAGAGTTGGGTTTGTTGTTTACAATGACCCTAACACTGGTAATCAAGAAACATTTGATGTTGATGAAGATTACAAAATGCCAAAAGAGTTAAAAGATCTTGGAGCCAAAATGGAATGGGAATGGGTTAACGAAGTTTGGGAGGGTACACGTATCGATGGTCTTTACTACATTAAAATGAGACCTTACGTTAACCAAAGAAACAGTTTAGACAACCCATCAATTTGCAAACTTCCAATTAATGGAAGAAAATACTCAGACATCAACTCACAGAACGTGTCGTTAATCAGTCTTGGTATTCCATATCAGCTTAATTATAACATCTATAAGTACCGTCTTGAATTAGCAATTGCTAGAAGTAAAGACATCGTAGCTCAGTTTGATATTAACATGATCCCTAAAAACTGGGACATGGATAAGTTTATGCACTATGTAGAAGGTACAGGTATTGCTTGGGTTGACTATAACAAGGAAGGAATTCAATTGTCTCCTCAACACCAGTCAGTGTTAGATATGTCAATTAAGACCATATCACAATACTTAACTCTCCTTGAGTCTATCATGTTAGAATGGGAAAAGCTTTCCGGGGTAACAAGACAGAGACAAGGGCAAATGGGAACTTATGAAGGAAAGGCCACATCCCAGCAATCCATTGTTCAATCTTCTCACATTACTGAAGACATCTTCAGGAAGTTTTCTAACTTTGAGCAGAGAGAATTACAGGGTTTACTTGACTATTCGAAAGAAGCTTGGCTTAACGGTAAAAAAGCAACGTACGTAATGCCTGATGGTTCATTTGATGAACTAGACATTGACCCAATCACACACATGGAAAGTGAGTATGGGATCTTTGTATCTGATGCAGGTAAAGATGTAGATAAAAAACAGAAGATTGAAGGGCTGGCTCAAGCAGCAGTTCAAAATGGTCTTCCACTTTCTGCAGCAATTGCTATTTACGAGTCAGATAGCTTAAGTCAAATTAAAGATAAAATTGTTCAAGCTGAAAAAACTGCAGAACAATTAAAACAAGCTCAAGAGCAAGCATTACAACAACAAGAACAAGCTAAGCTTCAGATGCAACAGCAAATTGCTCAGCAAGCTTCTCTTGATAAAGAAAAAGATCGTCAACTTCAAATTGAAGTAGCATTAATTGCAGCTGAGTCTAAAGACAAAGATTCTAGTGCAAGTCTTGAAAAAATGATGCAAGATTTCCAATTAAAACAACAAGAATTAGCTTTAAAAGAAAGAGACTTAGAAATTAAAGCTAACTCACAAATTTCAGAATAATGAAGTACATGGATAAAATGGCCTCAGCTAAAGGGAAAACAACCATACCTGGGCTAGTAGTAGAATTATTAGATGCAACACTTAAGTTTCACATTCTACACTTAACAATCACAGGACCTGGAAGCTATGCTGCTCATAAAGCCCTTAACGAATTGTATGATGCATTACCAGGACTTGCAGATAATATTGCAGAAGGCTATCAAGGTGCAACTGGAGAAATTCCAAAGTATCCTGCAGATATGCCAGCAAATGTTTGTGCCCCTGCAATGTCAAGTGTTAAAGAGGCAATTAGTTACATTGAAGAACTTCATTCTAAAATTTCTAAATTACAAGATGCTGTGCCTTACACAGAAATTGTAAATGATTTAGATGCCATTAAGTCTACTTTAAATTCAGCTAAGTATAAGCTTAAATTCTTGTCATAAATCTTATGGATAACGCTACTAGGAAAGAGCTACTGTATAAAGCAAGAGCTGTAGGATATCCTGGCAGTATCTTAGATGTCTTTGCTAACTATGATCAAGGCAGAGATTTAATTGCTGAGTTTCAACAGCAACAACAAATGCAACAGGCACAGCAAATGTCAAACATTGCTGCACAACAGTCTGGGCTAGAGCAACCTCAGCAACAAATGCAACAACCTCAACAACAGATGCAACCACAAATGCCTGTTGTTCCAAGCTCCCCAACTCCGGCCCCTAACTTTACTCCTCCTCAGCCTCCTGCTCCAATCGGAGTTCAGTCACAAGACTCTCCAATGGGAATGGTATCAGGGCAATCAGGGCCCAATCAGGGCAGAGCTATATTTGCTAGTGGTGGATTTACAACAGATCCTCCATCTTACACTCTTCCAACTCTTGAAATAAAAGCTACAAGAAATGCACCAGTCCCTAAAATGCTAGAACCTGGTTTTCAAGATGAGTTAGCTTATCAAGAAGCTAAAAATAAACTTGAACTTAGACAGCAACTAGAAAGTGGTCAGTTAAGAAATAAAGACAATCCTGGAATCTTTGAATTTTTAAAAAATGGAAGACAAGGTGAGGAAGCTCTAAAAGAAATGTATAGAAAGTATCCAGATGATAAAAGATTAGTAGCTAAAGAGGATAGAGCCAATAAAGAAACGGGAGAGTTTTTAATTAAACAAGGATTCCAGCAAATAATAAAGGCTCCAAGGTTTCTTAAAAGAGCTTATGATATTTTTAATTTGCCTGATCAACTTGAAGAATGGAGTCAAGCAGAAAGAGAAGCTAAAAAAGAGTATGGTAACTATACTGATGAGCTTCAAAATCAAGTAGATACTTATGAGAAAGCTCACGGTACTTACAAACCAAGCTTTATAGAAAGAATGAGAAAAACTCGTTTTAAATTTGCTACTGGTGGCTTTACTGAAGAAGATCCAATTAAAGATGCTTATGCTGCTTACAATGCAAATAAATTAGCACAGATAACAGATCCTAGAACAGGTAAACTTCTCCCCACAAATGATCCAAGAGCTCAAATAGATCTTAGAGAAACAATGTGGAAAAGACAACCAACTAAAGAAAACCGTACGGAAGGTACTATAGATGAACGTAGGCAAACATTAAGTTATCCTACAAATATGGGTGAAAATGATTTATTTTTTAATAGAAGTGAAGGAGTAGGAGACCTTCCAATGAGGGCTGTAAAAATTGGTGCCAAAGGATTACTTGAAGAAGAGTATATTCTAGGCCCAAAGGGTAATTTAATTAAGAATCCAAATTATACTGGAAAACTTAGTGAAGAAGGTAAAGAATGGGCAGAAAAAGCTGTCTCTAAATATGGATTAGACCCTGCAGTTATAGGGTATTTTAATCAAAGTGCTATGTCAGATTCTACTAAAACATTGGCAGATTACGATCCATCAATTTTACTACCTTCTGAAAAATATTCAAAACAGCCAATTATTTCTGTTGGAGAAATTGGAAACCAACTAACATGGGCTCCAAGGAAAGGGGATATAATGACTAAGAAAAATGTAGCCGACGAGGAAGGTCAGCCTAGAGTCGTAGGTGCAACTAATATGTCAGGAGTAGATATCCCTAAAAAGAAAAAAGAAAAGAAATTAGGAGGAGTTAAGTGTTACACTTGTGTAGGCAGAAAACGACGAGTGTGATATAATAAAGCAAAGTATAAAAATAAAATTTATGCTTTTTGATTGAAAACAAGTAATAACTTTGTATCTATGAGTAAACCAAATGACAAATTAGATTTCTCAGACATCACTTTCGACGACTTTATTGGTGATGGTCTTGAGGCAGCTGATCCAAAAGAGGATAAAGCTGAAAACATTGAAAATGATGACGATCTTGAAGATCAAGATGACGACATCGATGACGATAATGATAATGAAGAAGATGATGCTGATGATGATGAACCAGCTTCGAGACGTTCTTCTAAAAGAGGAGTCTTTGATGACTCTGATGATGATGAAGAAGATGACATTGAAGATGATGGTGAACTATCTATCACAGATTCAATTGCAAAAGCTTTAGGCTATGAATTAGAAAAAGAATATGCTGATACTGAAGAAGGATTAGCTGAGTTCACTAAGGATGTTGCTAAAGAGATTGCAGAGGATCAATTGCAAGCATTGTTCGAGCAGTTCCCAACTGTGCAGAAACATCTTGATTATGTTCTTGCTGGTGGAGACCCTGACAAATTCTTTCAGACTTACAATCCTTCATTGGATTACGGTCAGATTCAAATTGACAGAGATGACGCTAGAACTCAAAAAGGGTTCCTAACGGAATACTTGAGAGAAAAAGGACACGATGATGATTTCATCAAAGATATGATTGAGGATTACGAAGACTCTGGCAAATTATACGACAGAGCTTTAAATGCTCAAAAACATCTTGCAGCTGGGCAGGCTAAAGAAAGAGAAGAGATTGTAGCTCGTCAAAGAGAGATGCAAAAGCAACAAGAAAAACAAACTGAAGAGTTTTGGGAGAGTGTTGCAGCTACAATTGAACAAGGAAAAGAATTTGCTGGGATTAAAATTCCAGACCGTGAAAAGGCAAAGTTCTTTGACTACATCTCTAAGCCTATGGATAAGCAGGGCCGTACCCAAAGAGATATGGACTATGCTTCTGCAGAAATGGATGCTAAATTAGCATTAGATTACTTGATGTATAAGAAACTTCAGTTGACTGATATCATCTCAACTAAAGTTAAGACAGCAAGTGCTCAAAACTTAAGACAAAAAATTCAAAGCAATCAAGAAAGAGTAAAGAATTTCGGAAAGGCTGAGAAAGGAAAAATAAAAACATTTGATCCAGACCAACTGGATGTAAAGAGGCTGTTTGAAAAATAACGCAAATTAACTTTAAAAACTAAGAATCATGTCAGTAATGCAAGTTTTAAAGACGTACTATAACGATAGTCAGATGACCGATACTAACTCATTGGTTAATGCACTTATGGAACGTCCAGAGGAGTTATCTCCTATTATTACTCACTTAGCAGGTCGTGAAGAAAAGAAGTTCCCATTGTCTTTCTTAACTGAAGGTGTTGGAAACACTAAATCTATCGATCGTTTTGAGTATGAGTACCGTGTTAAAACACACGAAATTAATGTTCGTCCTGTTGTTGTAGGATTGGGTGCAGCTGCTGGTGCAGGTGGAGCTCCTTTCTACTTAACTTTCCCAGACAAATGGTTCGTATTCCCTTACACTCTTGTTTCTCAATCAGGTGTATTGGCACGTATCATGGCTGAGCCAGTTGCAGACGGAAGTGGTTGGAAGTATACTTTGAAAATCGTATCTCCTGATACTGCTAACGTTCCTGCTGCTGACGTAGCTGCTGGTGCTCTTTGGGGTCAATTGTATGCTAACGTAGGTGTAGATTTCTCTCGTGGAAATGCTTCTAACTGGACTGCTCCAGGTTTAGTTCGTTCTAAGATTGGAACTATCCGTAAGTCTTACCACTTCTCTGGAAATGCTAAAGACTATGTTGCACAATTCGAACTTCCTTTGAAAGAGGGTAGCAAAACTAAGTTGTGGATGGATTACGAAGAGTACCGTCACATGTTGAAGTTCAAAGAAGAGTGTGAAATGTACTACTGGTACGGTCAAAAAACTCACGATGCATCTGGTACTTCTACCATGTTGGATGAGAATGGTCAGCCAGTTATTTCAGGTCCTGGTCTTCTTGAGCAAATCATCAACAAAGACACTTACTCTACGTTGACTCAAACTAAACTTGAAGAAACAATTGGAGATTTGTTCTATGGTATGACTGATGCTACAGACAAGCAAGTTACCCTTTACACTGGTATTGGTGGAGCTCGTGAGTTTGACAAAGCTCTTAAGTCTTACTATGGTGCTAACACTTTCCTACAAACAACTCAACCATACTTCATCACTGGATCTGGTCGTAACTTGGGAATCACCGGTTACTTCACTAGCTACCAACACGTTGATGGTTACTCAGTGAATGTAGTTAAGTCTCACTTGTTTGATCACGGTCCTGTTGCTCAAGCTTCTCAAAAGCACCCAGTATCAGGTCTTCCACTTGAGTCTTACCGTATGGTATTCGTTGACCAATCAACTTATGACGGAGAAAACAACTTGCAAATGATCAATAAAAAAGGTCGTGAGTTACTTCGTTGGTGTGTTGCTGGTTCAGTAGTTCCAAAAGGATTTACTGCTAACGATAGCCGTGCTAGTGATATAGACGGTGCTTCTGTTCATATGCTTAAGACTGCTGGTATCTTACTTCGTCGTTTCGATACAAGCTTAGATCTTAAGTGTATTGCATCGTAATTTGTGTTTGGTTTGCACTAAAAAAGGGGCAGGTGAATGCCTGCTCCTTTTTATCTTAATATAAAAACATGTTAGGTTATTCTTTACCCTAACGATAAAGAAAAAAGAACAATAAATGAAAACAGTTATTATTAGAAGACAGGAGGTATTAAATCACCTCCCAAAAGAGATCCGAGCAGGAGCAAAGATCAAAATCGGTTCAATTTATGTGAACCGTCAGCCACTCAAAGGATTGGATGGAGAAGAAGAAAACAAAATTCTCTCAAAAGTAATTGATGTACCACCTGGACATGAGAAATGGCCAGAGAAGACCAAAGACTTCTGGGCAAGTTTAAACTTAAAAGTTCCTTTCGAGGGAGTTGAGTTAAACATTGCAACAGATGAAAATGGAATGCCGGAGAATGTAATGGATTTTATTCATTACCAATGGTGTAAAAAGCATAGACAAGTGGCAGCAAATGAGGAAGAGATGAAAAGCAACTCTGAAAAGAAGTTCTACATCTACGATCCAGCTAAAGACTTGTTGAAGAAACATGCTAGAGTCCAAGTTAAAAAGGATGCTGATAAGGAATTTATCAAGCTTACTGGAAACTTCGACAAGATGAGAGCAATTACAAGAGTATTAACTTCAGGAGATCCTTCAAGATTGTCTGAAATTGAACTCGAAAACAATTTGTACGAGCTTAAAGAAGCTAGTCCAGAGAAATTCTTACGTTATGCTTTAGATGCAGATCTAGAACTACGTGCAGAAATTGAAGAAATGGTTGAACACTCTGTTCTTAGAAGAATCGGAAATCAAGTTATCTTTGAAGACGAAACTTTAGGAGAGGACATTAAGGATACAATCATATACTTCAAGAACAAAAAGAACTCTGGAGCAGTAAACACTATGAGAGCTCGTTTGAAAGAAGTACAACACTAAAACTAACTAGTCAATGACTGTTAACGAAATGCATATAGCTGTCAACCAAGGGGTGCAAAAAATTGCATCCTTCCAGGTTGATAACTTGTTACCTCAGGAGATAGACCATGAGTTAAACCTTGCTATGATGAGATTCATCAAGCAAAGATTCAACTTTACGTCTAATCGTTTGGGGAAAGGTTTCGAGCAGTCACAGAAAAGAATAGACGACCTTCGTAACTTATTAGTAGAAAACTCAGGCGCTACTACAAGTGAAGGTCTTGTCTATACTTCAAATTATTCAAATGTCTATGTGGATCGGTATACCTTTCCACTAGACTATTTGTTTTTAGTATCAGTAAGAGCTGAGGTTTATTATACTTGCAATGTAAACATTAATAGCTTAATAGTCCCAGTATCAAATACTGTAAGTGGTGTTAGAATTGATTTAACTCCTCCTGCACCTGGGTATGTGTTAACCACCTTTGACAGATGGAGCAGTTCAATGGGAGATTGGGAGGGAATAATGAACCTTCCTGTCGGAGAAACCATTACAACAGATCAATTGTACGATAGCAACAACTATAACTTTGGTATAAGACCTGCAATGTCTTTCCCAGAAGGAACAGCTGGAGCTACTTCACAACAAAACCCATACTTAGATAGCAACCAAGTTTATTTAACTAATACTTCTTGGGATGGTACAATTTGGGGAAGTGGAAATCCTGTTTCAGTACAATCAACTTGGATATTACCAGGTGATATGTCTAGTGCAATTTATGTGCAGCATGCTGTAACTGAAACAATTACTAAGACAACTAGAACGTATCCAACAGGAAGCTATAGGATAAGCTTAGCTTCATTTGGACAACATGACGATATTTTGTATATGATGGACGATCCATTCAATAGAGCTTGGTACAAAGAGCCCACATATACAATAGAAGAAAATTACATCGATGTTTACACCGATCAAGAATTTGTAGTACCGACTGTAAAAATAAAATACATTCGGAAACCTGTAGAAATCTCATATACTAATGGAGTAGGATGTGAATTAGCTGTTCACACTCACCATGAAATAGTTGAGATGGCTGTAAAAAGTATACTGGAAGGTATTCAAGACCCAAGGTATCAAACTCAAACAATGGAGACATTCGAGAGTGAATAATTAAATTAATGTGTTAAACGCCTAAAACTTTTAAAAAATGGCACCTCAAAATCTAAATCAAGTATTCATCGCTAACAACGTTGACATGCTTGCTACTACTACCTTCAGTAACAATGCTGCAGTGACTGCATCAAACGTTAACGTATGGGACGTAGACGCTGGAACTAACTTCTCTGCAACAACTAATATGATGGGCAGAAAGAGAATTCAAATTACTCAAACAATGCCTAGTGGTAACTGTATTGCTACTCCTATCATTGACACTAAAGACATCAAACGTATCAACTACCGTGAGTGGACTTCTGTAGTTCCTAACGTACAAGTTCAAACAATCACTTGGTCTGGACTTCCAACTGCTTCTAAGGCTGTGATGATTCGTATTGCACTTCGTACTGCACCTACCGATTATAACAGTTTTGCTGCTCCTACTTCTGCTGGTAATGACTTGTCTGGTGGTGGTTACACTTTCCCATTAGTTGGTAACTTTGCTGCAGGTCGTATGATCTTCAACATTGAAGTACCTGCTGGAACTTATGCTGATACCACTGCTTTTGGTAACTACATTAGAGCTGCAATTGCTGCTAACCCAACTTTGAATGCAATCTTTGCTACAAGTGGTACTAGCACATTAGTTCTTACTGCTCGTCACTACGGAGTTGACTTTGATTTGATTGCTCAGTATTCTGATGGATCTACTAACAACTTTGTTACTAGTGTTGTTGCTACTATGGCTGCTGGTGCTGCTGCTTCTAACTATCTAATAGCTTTAGGTGACGAGAAGAAGCAACGTGCTCGTTATGGTAACTTTAACCGTATGTACTTTCCATTTGCATTTCCTGAGTTTGCTCAACCTACATTTAAATATGATGTAATTGAGATTCAGTATGCTCACAGCTGGCCTTCTAGCACTGGTATTGCTAAAGCTGGTGAATTAAATACTGTTCGTATTTATGCTGGTACTGGATCTACTGCATTATCTTATGCTGGAGCTTCTACTGGTAGTGAATTAGCATTTGTATTCGGTTACACTGGTGGTACTGATTCTGAGCAATTGTTCTCTTAATCTGAAATCTATTTTTAAAAGTAGGGGAGTCAAATCCCCTACTTTTTATTATCTTTACATTCAAATTAACTTCAATGGCTATTACCTCCATTACCAGTGTTACAATCTCTGCTGACTGCAAAACATTAACTGCAGTATTTGAAGGACAACCTACTCCTGCAAATTTTACTAATGAGATTACTACTACTACTTTTAATTCAACTACTGTTGGTACGTTGACTAATACAAGTGGTACAACATGGCAATGGGTAGTTACATCTGTACAAGCCAATGAAACCTTTACTGGAGTTATTACAATTGATTCTCTAAACGGATCATCTGTAAGTCTTGAAAAATATTCAGTAGGAACCTGTGAACTAGATTGTTGTATAGCAAATCTAGTAAATGATGCAATTAATTGCACATGTGATTGTGATCGTTGTGATGAGGATCTGCATAGAGCAGAAAAAGTTCACTTACTTGCAGAATCTGCTAAGTACAGTGCAATTAACAACAATGTAACTGATGCAATTAATAAATACACCAAAGCCAAAGAATTCTGTACAGAAGTTTGTGCTTGTGGATGTTAAACAGGGAATATGGGGTACGTTCCAAATAGAATAAATAATGTAACGTTCGACCAAATGTTGAGCACTTTAGGGCTATGTCTTGCTACTAAAGGTACTGGCTTCTACAAAAAGATTGTAGGAGGTATGAAATGCTCAACCTTAGAACTTAAAAAACTAGAATTAGTTCTTTATCTTCTAAACAGAAAAGATGCAACGTCATCTTTAGACTGTGTATTTAATGGAGCTGATATGCCAGGAGTATCTTACACAGGTAGTGTAACTCCATCAGGTACAACTCCATACATTCAAACATTCGTAAATTACTTTACACTTAATTTTTGTAAAGATTGTATTACCTCAAGTTCGACTGCAACAACACCTGTAGTAGACACTACACCGTATTTATTGCTAGAAGATTTGAGCTTTATTTACCTAGAAGACTCTTCAAAAATAAAATTAGAATAACATGTCATTACCTATAAGTTCTCTTACATTAATTGCTAAAACAAGCATAGGAGCTACTCACTATCTTCCTTTAGCAGACGGAACAGCAGCTAACTATAAGCTGTTAATTCAAGATTTATTTCCAAATTTTAATACAATAGGGACAAGTAGTGAACTGCTATATGTAAATATAACAAATAAGAATACTTTAAATTTCAAAGGAATTAAGTCTTTCGATAATTTGTTATCAGTTAGTACTGTAAGTAACAATATTGTTTTACAAGTAAATCCTGCTAATATTGATTTATCTCTTTGTGATAATACTACATCAGGATTTATTACAGGTCCTGTAAGCTTAACCAGTGGAATCTCAGGAACACTACCTGTTGCTAACGGTGGCACTGGCCTAACTACTTTAACAGCTAATAGCCTATTTGTAGGTAATGGAACATCAGCTTTAACGGCATTAGGAGCTGCAACTAACGGTCAAATTCCAATCGGACGTACAGGTTTATCTCCAGTATTAGCTAATATTACTGCAGGAACTAACGTAACTGTAACCAATGGTTCAGGATCTATTTCAATTGCTGCAAGTTTGACAACGTTAACTGCTAACTTAAACGGAGCTGGTTACAACATCTACGGTTTAGGATGGCTAAGTGGTGATGCTCAAAATGAAGGTATTGCAATTAACTCTGCAGGTAGAGTATTTATAGGTTCTTCGACACCAACTGCTTTTTATAATGCAGATCTTAATGTAAATAATAGTATTGCTCTTAATGGAAGTACTATTCAATATATTTCAATGGGATCAGTAACTACTCCAAACTGGTTAATTATTGAAGGAGCAGATGCACTAGGATTAAATACTGCTGGAGGTAATGTAGCAATTAATGCAGGGGATGCTACTGGAACTGGTTCAGGAGGAACTACATATATTGCTGGAGGAGCTAGTACTGCATCTACAGGATTTGGTGGAGGAGTTACATTGAATGGAGGAGGAAGCTTAAATGGAAATGCAGGTACAATTAATATAAATGCTGGGCAAGCTACTGGAACAGGTGCTGGTGGTAGCATTGTATTAAAACCCGGAACCAGCACATCAGGAACTGGAGGAATTGTTAGCCAAGAAGCAAGTTCAAATACAAGAGCATTCACTAACTTTGTAGGATTCTCTGGAGCAGCATCAGCTAACTCTATTTCTAGTTCAACAGCTTCTGCAAGTGCTAAATTTGGAGCAATAAAAATACAAATTAACGGTGTAGACAAGTGGATCAGAGTGTATGATACTGCTGAATAATAAATAAGTAAAAACCAAACAAACAAATAGTTATGAACGTGATTAAACAAGAAGAGGGGTACGGTGTGAACATCACTGCTACTCGTCGTGAGTTTCTAGAAATCTACAAAGTATTACATGAAACTCGTGGAGAAAAAGGAGTTAAGTATGCAATGATCGTCTTAAAGAATTGTGACGTCATTAAAAAGGAACTTGACTTTTTAGAAGAGAAAGCTGCTCCTACTGAAGCATTTATTGAGTTGTCAAGAAAAGCTCAAGAATTAATGCAGGCTGAAAACGAAGAAGGTTTAAAAGCAATGGAGGCAGAACACATGGATGAAATTAATGCTCGTAAGCAGCAGATTGCAGAAGTGAACGTTGAACTTGACAAAGAGGTAACTCTAGAGCTCAAGATGATTAATGAGAAACTTCTCCCTGAAAGCTTATCAGCAGATCAGATAGAAACTTTAATTAAAATAATTAACTAACATGAGCTACAATAGTGGTGTCGAAGTATTGTTAAACGATGGTTTAAACAATCAAACTAAAAAAGCAGGCTACCTTAACATTAACGATAACGGTGCTGAAGTACTAGAAGTTGCTGTAAACAGTATATCATTCTCTAATGTTGGAACCACTGCTATTACATTAACTGTTAATGGTGGTACATATGAATTGCCAGCAGGTTCTTCAGTATCATTTGATGCAGGAGGTGCTGAAAACAGATTTCCGTCAGGGACTTTTGAATATGACACTACTGGTGGAATTTTGTTAATTGCTTATACTTGGTAATATGGGAACAATAATTTCATCCTCTCCAGTAACTAAAATTAAAAGTTATGCTCAGACATCTGGGTTTTCAGCTATTACAGGAGTAACTACTAATGAAATAACTGGTAGCATATTAATTGATCCAGGCACAGTAGGAGCAGGTGCAATAGAAATAACTGCTAGAGCCATTAAAACCGGAACTAGTGGAACTTTGACTGTACGTATATATGCAAATACTACCAATAGTTTAAGTGGTGCCATTTTGTTGGGAAGTAGTCCTGCAGCTGCCGCATCTAATTTGTATGTACAATTATCAAGAACTGCATTTGTAGATAAAACTTTAGGTACAAAGCTTCTTCAAGCTGGTGGGCAGGTGTACAACGATGATACTGCTTTTAATGGTGCACCTACAAATGCAGCTATAGATTGGGGACAAGGTCAGTATATTATCTTAGCAGTTCAAAATGGAAGTGCAACGGATTCAACTGAAGGTGCAGGTTTAATTTTTAAAATTTATAACTAATTAGTTAATGACTCTACTAGAGCTAACCCAGACATTAACGGCCAGACCATGGTTCTTAAAGAAAGGGCCTGGTTTAGTAGCTAGAAAATTTAAGGTTAGTTTGCAAGATGCTGCTGCAGCATTAAAGATTGCAAGAGCAAAACAAAGAGAGATTAACAGAAAAGTCGTAAAAGTTGAAACCTTAACCAACGACTCTGATAATGTTATCACAGAGTTTGAACAGTATTTAGATAAAAACGGGATTGATCACTCAATGGTCAATTCCGTTAAATACTGGCAAAACATGAAAGGAGAACAACGGTTCTCTGTAGTTACCAAAAATGAAAGAACGGCAGAAGAAATTCAAAAAGATATTGAAGAATTTGCAGCCAGCTACAGCCCTAGAACTAGAGTGATTACTAAGGGTAGAGGAGTTGACTACAAAACAAAGTCTACTTTAGAAATTTCTCTTCCTGACATTCACTATGGAAAGTTAACAGATATTACCCTAGAAGAGATGGAGAAACAATTCCTTGATACAATCGAGGATTTGGTTAACAAAGGAAGAGGGTTAAATATCGAAAAGATTCTTCTCCCAATCGGAAACGACGGGATGAATACAGACGGCATGAGAATGGCTACAACAAAGGGTACTCCTCAGCATGATGTAATCGGATGGAAAGAATCATTTAAAGGATACTGGACTCTGATAGTTAGAGCAGTAGATTTCTTGAAAGATGTGGCTCCAGTTGATATCATTGTTGTATCGGGGAACCATGATTACGAGAGAATGTTTTATGCTGGGGACGTTCTAGCAGGGTGGTATCGAAACGACCCAAACGTCACTGTAGATAACTCTACAATGCCTAGAAAGTATTACAAGTATGGGAAAAACATGATAATGTTTACCCACGGAGATAATGAAAAACCTGCTGATATGCCACTAATAATGGCTACTGAGCAACCGGAAATGTTTGCAACAACTGAGTTTAGAGAAGCTCATTGTGGGCATTACCACAAAGAACAGGTAAATGAATACCGAGGTGTTAAGGTAAGATTTCTCCCTTCAATATGTGCATTAGATGAATGGCATAAAAAGATGGGGTACGGATCACTCAGAGCAGCTCAGGCATTCATTTGGAATCACGACGAAGGACTTGAAGGATACTTACAAAGCAATGTTAGATAAACTACAGAAAGATGACTTTAGATGAAATTTCATTTAACCTCTTAAATCTATTTAGAGGTGGACGAAGCTCACAGGATGAGGTAATATCCTTGAGCCAAATCAAATTTAATGTTAAGCACTATCGTGCTGTATTTATACGTAGGGACTATGCAAGAAATGGCTTAGTAACTCGTCACTTAGAACAAGACTTAAAGTGTGTACAATTAGAGAAAGTAGATCTTTCTAAATGCTGCAATATTAATTTAAGTTGTCCGGCATATCGTAGTGTAAAGAAAATTCCAAGAACAGTCAGATTTAACTTTGAAGAAGCTATTACTTATGTAGGAGATGTAACAGGATTAGGACGTATACAAATGATTAAGCCTTATGAGGCTAATTACATCTCAGCTGAAAAGTTTACTAAAAGCAATCCAAAAGCATTTATGATTGAAGACTATTTATATGTCCTCAACCCAAAAGGTGCTGATTATGTCAATGTACGTGGAATATTCGAAGACCCAGAAGAGGTTGCAGAATTCATCGATTGTGCAGGACAGCCTTGCTATTCAGGTTCAGATATCTTCCCAATGCCTATGGATATGGTTCAAGGTATTACTCAAGGAATGATGCAAGGAGAATTAAGATTATTAGCTGGAACCTTTACAGATACTGTTCTTGACCGTAGCCAAGATTTATCTCCAGGAACTCCACAACAATCTTCAAAAGAATAACAATTTTTAATTAACTTTGTGACTATGGCAGCTTGGCAAAATAAAGCAGGTAAAAACCCAAAAGGTGGGCTTAACGAAAAAGGCAGAAAGTCTTACGAAAGTCAGAACCCTGGGTCAGACTTAAAGGCTCCTCAGCCTAAAGGTGGTAAAAGAAGAAATTCATTCTGTTCTAGAATGTGTGGGATGAAGGCCAAACTTACAAGTTCAAAGACTGCTAACGATCCTCAATCAAGAATTAACAAATCACTTAGAATCTGGAACTGTGGAAGTTGCAGCAACTGGTAATACTTAATAAAATGGCTTTTAACATTGACACAAACAAGATAACAACATACGGAGAATGGGCAGGATTAAATGTAGCATGGGCTACAATATCTTATGCAATGTTCACAAACAGTATAACTTGGATCATTGGAATTATAGGGGGTATAACCCTAATTTGGTTCAATGTTGAAAGAGCACTTAAAGCACGTCAAGAAAGACAAATGCTAAATAAACCAAAAGAAGATGAGCAAGCTAATTAAAAGAAAAGACGGTTCATACTCTAAGAGAGGACTTTGGGATAATATCCGTAAAAATAAAGGTTCTGGCAAAGAGCCTACTAAAGAAATGCTTAAGCAAGAATCTAAAATTAAAAAAGAAGAAAACATGAAATCAATGTATAAAGCTGGAGGCAAGACCTCTAAAAAGAAAGTAATGAAAGAAGCCCGTAGAGAGGGAGAATCTTTCATGGAAGAAAGCAAAGAACTTGCATTTGGAGCACCTAAAATGGGAATGGGTGGAGCTAGAAAATACGAAACTGGGGGTCCTGGTAAAGGATTATTTGATAAAGTAAAAGATACTTCCAATGCTCTTTATTATACTGCAGCAGCTAATAAAGCTAACAAAGATTTCGATAAAGCTGCTAGCTTCAAAACTACTTCTTCAGAATCTTTAGAAAATTTAAATACTAAAGTAATGAATGCTAATTCTGCTGCTAAAAAAGCTGTTCAAAAAGCTAACGAAAAGAAGTTAGGTGGAAAAATTGAAACAGGTATGGAAGCTACTGGCCGTCAAAACCGTGCAGAGGGCAAAGCTACTATGGCTGGTAAGAAGAGCTATGAAGCTGGTGGTCGTAAAACCGGAAATCCTCTTAAACAAGCAAATATTACTGCTGCTTCAGATAACACTTCAGTAAGCACTGCCCCTAAACCAACAGGTCCTTCTAAACCATCTTGGCAACTTGCTCAAGCTCAAAGAATAGAAAAAGGAAATCGAGAGGTTGACAAAGCTAATGCTGAATACGTTAAGAAAGAGGAGGCTAAGAAAGCTGCTCAGCAAAAAAAGACGGAAGAAATTGATGCTCAATTAAAAAAAGAAGAAGCAGAAAGAGCAAGTAAAAGCAGAATTAGACAAAGAACTGGGGGTATTAAACAATACAAAAAAGGTGGATTTCCAGATCTTAATGGAGATAATGAGATAACTTTTGGTGATGTACTAAAAGGAAGATTAAAAGGAGAGGAAGGAAAAGAAAAGATGATGGGTGGAAAGATGTACAAGAAAGGTGGTAAGAAAACAATGGAGCCAGGTGGTGGTGGAAGATTTGCTAAGATGGTTTCAGGATTAAAGAAAGAAGGAAAATCTGAAGATTCTGCTGAAGCTATTGCTGCATCTGTTGGTCGTAAGAAATATGGTAAATCACGTTTCCAAGCTATGGCTGCTGCAGGTAAAAAGAAAATGGGTGGCAAAAAGTGTTGATTGAATGCAAGCCAAATCACACACTTTAAAAGCCGTTCATAAAGACTACATAACTGAAACTGAAGACGAAATAAGTTTCAACACGTTTTCTGATATATGTTCCGAGTTTAACCTAGCAATAGTTGAAGCTCTCCTTGACGGGTATGAGTTTAACATGCAAAGTAATCTCGGAACATTATCGATTAAAAGAGTAGAACGGGACCCAAGAAACCTGACAGTAGACTGGGCAGAAACCAATAAGTACAAAAAAGAACTTATTGAGAAAGGAGTAAAGTTGTACGATAGTGCAACAGGAGAAGGAGAGAAGTGGCAAGTTTATTACACTGATAAATACTACTGTAAGTATCATTGGAGTAAATACAAAGCTAAAGTGAAGAACAAGTCTGCTTACAGATTTGACGCCACTAGAGGCAAGAAGGGAAACAAAGAGAAGTTGATAGCACTGCTAAAAACAAACGATATAGCATATTTGAAATTTAAGAAACGATGATCTACAAACTTGTATCTAGTAAAGCAATCATCCGTAAGGTTATGAGGGACTTAAAACCTCCTGGAGATAACTGGATCGATGATTCCGTTGAATGGATTGGGGAAGCCCTTGAACATATTGGAGCTGCTGCTCAACTTGTCACTAAAGGGTGTGTTCTTCAAATCAAAGATTGGAAGGCAATTATGCCTAACGATCTTTACTTTATTAATCAAGTTGCTGTAAACAATGCAGCTAATCCATCAGTTTCTACTGAACTAACTGAGCTATTGGCTGAAGTTAAAACTCTCAATGAGTTTATTGAAGCTAACCCTAACGATAAGATTGGGTACAACTATCAACTTCGTGAAATCAATGCAAGACTTTCAGTTGTAGAAAACATCTACATGAATGCTGCACAGCCATTGACCCCACTTCAATACGGTACTAGCACATTCCCTGGACATATCCACTGTGATAAATGTACAAACCAATTTGCTAAATCAAAAGAGACTTATGTTGTAGATGGAGATTATATTAAAACTTCATTTCAAGATGGTTTTATTTGTTTAAGCTATACTGCTTTTCCAACAGATGAGGACTGTTACCCAATGGTTCCAGACAACATTAGCTACAAAGAAGCTATGTTCTGGTACATTTACAAACAAATGTTGTTAGGGGGATACGTCCCATCTATGAATGGAATTGGCTATGATTTTGCTGACAACAAATGGAGATTCTATTGCACTCAAGCAAGAAATGCAGCTGTTTTCCCAAGCATCGACAAGTACGAGTCGTTCATGAACCAGTGGGTAAGACTTATCCCAAACTTGAACAGACATGCAAACTTCTTCGAAAACTTAGGATCAAGAGAAGAATTGAACCGTGGATCATACGGAAGAGGATACTATTAATAATTAAGAGCAATGGCAGGACAGGCAGAGAAGTTTATTAAAGGAATGAATAAAGATACCGGTCGAATTGATCAGATCGACGGTACTTATAGAGATGCTTTGAATGCAGCAATTGACTCCGATAAAGGAGCAGTTACTAGTGAGCATGGTAATACTTTTGTTGAAAGCCTTAAAATACTTACTCAGTCATTTGAGCCTAATGGTCAGATAGCTCTGCCCGATGATACATTCATTATATTTGGAGTAGACAATACAGTAGTAGGGTTTCCATACTCTGCTATTTTTAATGTCAACCCAATTACAAATGTTGTAACTCCATTACTTGTTACAAATCCTGGTAGTGCAATCGGAGATTTAAACTTTGATTTAGAACACCCTATTACTGGAGAGTACAGAATTTCACCAACAGGTGAAGTTATAGTTTATTTTACAGACAACAAGTACACAGAAACTACTGAGCCTGCTACAAATATTAAATATATTAGTGAATATAATCCTCCACGAGTATTTAATGTAACTAGGCAGTTAGAATATTTAGAAGGAACTCCTCCTGGGGTGCCGTCTAAACTTTACTCAGACACATCTTTTAATATCTCAACACTTAATCTATTCTTAGATTCTGGAAGAATCCCTGAATTCAAATCAGTCAGAATTCTACAAGGTGGTGGAATTGAAAGTGGAACTTATTTTTTAGGAGTAGCTTATGCAGACAAAGACTTTACAGAGACTAACGTTCTCACTTTATCAAACCCTGTTTACATTGTCCCATCCCCTGAAGACACAATCCCCAGAGAAATTATCAGTGGATCTCCTAATGAGTTTCAAACTAATAAGTCAATTCGATGGACTTTATATAATGTAAATTCTGATTACAAATACGTTGTACCTTATGTTATTCAAAGAATTGGGGAGGCAGAATTTGCATATAAACTAGAGCCAGTAGAAGTGAATACAGAAGCTGTTGGAAGTCTTCTTCCAAATGAAGTAGAAGTTGTTTACAGTGGTTTGGAAAATGCTGCCCAATCATCTATTCAAGAAGCAGTAATTGATAAAGTTAAATACTTAACTGCAAAAGCTATTACTCAATTAGATAATAGAATGTATGCAGCTAATTTAACTGCACGTAAAGATTTAGGATTTCAAAGATTTGCAAATAGTATCCAATTAGACGCTGTAGCAGAATTAATAGATACCCCATTTGACCCTAGAAAATACGATGTATTCAATCTTAATGAAGGGTACACAAAAATCATCAATCCTGATGGGTACTCATTAGGTAGAATATATCCTTATATAGACTCTATAATAAGACCTGTACAAGAGAATACAAGTAAAGGTTATAGAGATGTAGAAGAATTATTATTTAAAAAGAAGTCCTACCGTAGAGGAGAGGTATATTCTTTTTACATATCGTTCATTCTAAAAGACGGTGGAGAAACATTTGCTTATCACATTCCAGGAAGAAACTTTAAATCAATAATTCCTGGAAAAGATGTTTATGAAAACATTGCATTTCCCTCTACACCATCTACGATAGGATTTAATGCAGGTGAGGTAATGGCTGCTGATCCTAATGCTAGAATCTATCAATATTTAGATACTTCTGTATTCCCTGCAATAATGAGTACAACTGGATATTGGGAGAACCAAAATGAGTTCTATCCTAACACAGATGACTTTGATGTATGGGAGGCAGACTCGTTAGGAAATCCAGTACAGACTGGTAGTTTAAGAGGATTAAATGTTAGACATCATAAGATGCCATCTAATCACAATGACTATTTCTCTTATATTGTTAGAGATCAAGATTTCTCTAATCCTGGAATTGCATTTGATACCAACGATAATGGAGAAGTAGAATTTAAAGAGCAAGTAAGAATTCTAGGAATTAAGTTAAGAAATATCAACATCCCTAAGTTCATTCTAGAGCAAGTACAAGGTTATAAAGTGTACTATGCAAAAAGAACTCAAGGAAATAAAACTGTCATAGGTCAAAGTGGAATGCATCCAGCTAATGCTATACTTGCTGGTAACCTTTCACAAAATACAATAGATGCTACTAAAGGACCATTCTTTAATCTTTGGTATTTAACAGGTTCTCCACAAAAAGGAGGTTTAACTCAAAAAGATGCTTTATGGATAGATACAGATTACGTATCACATTCTGTATTTAAATTTCATGATTTTAATCTTCTTCGTAAAAAGCATACACTAGCTACAGTTACTCACATAGATGTGCAGTATGTAGTTACTATGCAAAACTGGGAGGGAAGATATAAAGGAGCTCAATTACAAAATATTTCTGGATACGGAGATGTATTTGCTACATTCAGAGCAGGTCACGGAGATGACGAGCATGCTTGGATTCATCCTGATTTAGGGAATACAATTAACTTTGATCAACCAGATCCTGCTGCAGCCGATTACGATGTTTGGGGCCCAACTGAAATGCACGGTAATATTTTAATTGGAGCTCAGTACAGTGTGCCTGGAACTACTGGAGTAGATTCTAAATCTTTTCCAAACCAAGAGTTACTATCAAACTTGCAGACAATATTTACCGTCGCCCCTGAAAGTGCAACATATGTACAAGGATTAACATTCCTTAAAAACATATCTTCAACTGCATTTAAAGGTGCTAGTTATATTGTTAATAATAGTGGAGAAAGTAATATTACACTTGGTCTTACTTCTGGACTACCTGCATTATATGGATATTACAGTCAAGCTTGGGATACATTAGATAATTCATTTATTTCTAAAGTTCCTATTGCTTATGGCCGTCCAAATGTTTACTTGGCAAACTTATGTTCTACAAAAACAGATGTATTTGAGCCATTTGATCAGCAGCAACTTGTGTCGACTGGATATTATGAGTCACTATTAAATGTAAATACAACTACAGGAGTTGATTCTGTAACAGGTAAAAACTTTTACGTAGGTGCAAGTAGTGATGATATATTTGGAGGAGATACTTATATTGCTAGATACGGATACAGAACTACTGCTCAAAGTTTTGCACTGACTTACTTCAAAAAAGGAGTTAACCAAGAGCCTGGAGATTTCATTAATTCAATCTACGGAGATATCCCGTTTAATATGTATACTGGTAGAACAGGTACTGAACCTGTTTTAGAGGATGGAAATGAAGATCAAAGAGAGGCTACAATTGCACAAGTAAATAACTGGCAGAGAGGTAATGTAAATCCAGATACAACTCTATATCAGTTCATTGTAGAATCTGATGACAACATTAACTTCCGTCATTGTGGGGATGTGGAAAAAGGAGTAAGTCCAGCATCTTCAGTTTATTTTGATAAGTTTACTGCAGCAGATGTACTTTACAAATCTCCTCTTTACGACTTAACTAAAATGGACAATCTTCTTTATGAAGATCAGTATTCTGCTTTACAAGATAAAAGAGTTACAGTACCATTCCCTAAAAAAGAAAGATCTACTAACCTTTACCCTAATCGTGTAATTAGATCTAATATACAAGACGGTAACTTTAATGATACTTACCACTACTTCTTAGCATTAGAATATAAAGATTTTGCTCAGAATAAAGGTCAGATTACCAATGTCTTTGCAATGAACAGCTTGTTGTGGATACACACAGA